CAACCTATCGTTATTATGGTCGGTATTGTAGGTGGCGCAGTTGGATTCCTGTTAAAGGAAAAAGGCGTTATCTAGTTATGTTACGGTGGATTGGGCTAGTCGCATTTGCGTTAGTTCTGTCTACCGTGACAGCTAATGCGGCGGACACTGTAACAAGTGCCACGGTCAGCAGTTCAACGGTAGTAGACAAGACGCCGCCTACGGCGTCTAGCCCTTCGATAGTCGTTAACAATAACGACATCTGTCAAGTTGGAACCAGTGGTGCTCTGCAAACTGGAATTTTTGGTGTGTCTGGTGGCACGACTACCCGAGACTTAAACTGCGAGAGGATCAAGCTGGCGCGTTCCGTCTTTGGAATGGGTCTGAAGGTGGCTGGGATAAGCATCCTTTGCCAAGAGGTTCGAGTATTTGACGGTCTTTGGATGGCTGGGAGCCCGTGTCCGTTTATGGGAAAAATTGGCAACGCCGCTCGTGATGAATGGATCAAGTACCCGGAGAAATCGCCGGAAGGTTCCATCATCCGCGCTGAAGCCGACAAAATTAAAGCAGCGGCCTTGGAAAAATCTGTTCAGAACTCTTTAAATGAGATCAAAGATAACGAGTGGACCGACTGATGCGCTGGCTGATTGCACTTCTGCTGATATCGTCTTCTGCGTTGGCGGAAACTGTAACGACGACCAATGTCCTTCCTAATCTGTCTGCGTTTACGACGAGTGGATCCACGACATCGGCTGGTTCTGCAAGAGGTTGCAGTGCCGGAGAGTTTTGTACAGGTAACGCTACGGCGGGTGGCGGAACTTATACGAGCACGTTTGACGTTCCATTGACCGAGGACGAGGTTCGCAGAGGCTTTACCCTCAATAGCGCGGTTACCGTGGACAGTCATCAGAGTAACGCTACGCTTGCTACATGCACGAGCGTTACACAGGCGGGAGATTGCCGTGATCTTTTTACGTTAGGCATCACGCTTTTGGACGGGGGAACCGTAGCGAAGCAGTTTACTCACGAAGTAGAATTAGACTTTACTGGGGAGAGGTTGTTTTCGTTCTCGGACACGATGGCGGAGAACAACTTTGGGATTTTGACGGGAAGCTTCTCTCTATTTGGAATCGACGCAGGATTTCATTCAGGGTTCTTTGGACCAAAGTTTTCTGACCCTGGCCTGACGTTTACGCATGAACAGGTTGTGGAGCAACAGATACTCGACCAGATAGTGCAGAACGACGTTATCGCGGCTGCGCCGCCGGTTCAGATTAACCTTCCTCCTCCTCCAGTTGACTTACCTCCACCGCCAGCAGCGGCCCCTATCGTTGTTGCCGTTGCCCCGCAGGCTCCGTCTGAGCCGCCACCCCCTCCGGAGATTGTGCCAATCCAGATTGATTTGCCGCCACCCCCAATGGAACAGCAACAGCAAGAGGCACAGGCGGAAGCAACCATTGAGGCTCAAATAGAGCAAGATATAGCGCCACCCCCTGTAGAGCGGCCCCGCTCACAAGAACCAGAGCCCGAACGAGAGCCCGAACCGGAACAACCGCAGCAGTCTTCTGAACAGGAGCCCGAACCAACCGAAGCGCAACCAGAGCCCCAGCCTTCGGAAGCAGAGCCCGAACCGGAACCGGAACCGGAACCGGCTGTAGAACGTCCTGTGGAAACCAGAGAAGCCCAAGCTGCTCCAAAGCCCAAAAGTCGTCAGGAGAAGGTCAAAGCTGCGGCTGAAAAAGCTGTCGCAAGGATAGCTCCATCTCAAAGATACTCAGCAGCTTCTCAAACCACCACTATGGTGGCTATGGGTATGATCTCGCCCAAAATAGTGGCTCCAGTGGTATTAGTGGATACACCTGGTTTCTTTACGGGAACGAAGGTTCCCGATGGACCGTCTATGGTTGACCGGATGCAAAATTACACCATGTTTGGCAGATCAAATGGAGCACATAACGCTCTAGTAGATCTGGATTGGAAACGTTGATATGTACGAATATAAATGCACGGTAGTTAAGATTATCGACGGTGACACGGTGGATGTTGACATTGATCTTGGGTTTGATGTCTGGTTGAAGAAACAACGAATACGTTTGTATGGTGTGGATACGCCTGAAAGTCGAACAAGGGACAAAGTAGAAAAGGTTTTTGGGTTACTTGCTAAGGATTTTGTATCGGATCGTCTGCCTATTGGTTCTAAACAGGTATTACGGACAAAGAAAGATGACTCTAGAGGTAAGTTTGGTCGTATTTTAGGTGAGTTTGTGCATAAAAAGAGCACTATTAACCAGTTACTGGTCGATACGCACAATGCTGTAGCTTATTTTGGTCAATCTAAAGAGGAAATTAAGCAATCTCACTTAGACAACCGCCAATTAGTTAAAAATTGTTGCGGGGAAGGGTGTTGCGATGGCTGAAGTTGAATTTGCAGGCGTAAAATTCAAGGGTGGCAAGATGGTGGCCGTATTTCTAGCGTTATCTACGCTAGTGGGAGGCTTGTACGGCGCTTTTGAGGTCTACAAAGACTATATGGACATGAAAAAGAAGATCTTGTCGTATTCTGCTCCTGATTTAAGCGGTTTTGACAAGAAACTGGCTGTTATGAACAAGGAGATGAAGGTTGTAGTTAAAGAAATGGGTTCTGTGCGTACCAGAGTACTGGAAGTGCAGGACATTGTTCGTGATACACGGCAAGATACGAGATCTGACGCGGCATCCCTCGAAGCTGCTATTTCTTCTGTGGACAAACGTTCAAGAACCCTTGATTCTGAAACTAGAGCCGCTCTACGGCAAGGGGAAAAGACGATACGAAGCATCGTATCTAGCGCAAATGAGCGATTTGACTCTAAAATTAACGGTGTTTCTACTTCCTCAAGTCAATCTGTAAAGAACATGCGCGATATTATTGAGTCTGCTGCTACTCGATTTGACGCTAAAATTAATGGTATAGACTCGAAACTGGATGCTTTTGAAAAACGACAAGATAAGAAGTTACAACGAGCTTTGGACAACCCCTTGTTAAGGAAATAAAGATGGCACAGAAAAAATTAGAAAAGGGCAGCGCCTATAACGATCTAGATTTAGATGGAGATGGCGTGGTCTCGGACGCGGAACTTGCCGCCGATGAAGCATTGTCTAAGCATGAGAAAGCAGACGCCCAGCGCAGAATGGCCTGGGTCGCTATGGGGTCTATGATAGTGTTTACACTGGCAGTTTTTCTACCCATCTTTCCTGATGCTCGAATAAAGGCTTTAAGTGACCTGTTTGGCTTGTTTTACATAGGACAGGCTGGTGTTGTAGGTGCTTACATGGGCATGACCGCTTACATGGCGAAAGGTAAGTGATGCTAAAGGTCTATCTTCTAATTTTGGTCTTGGGATTTGTAGGCGGCTCTGCCTATGGCGCGTATTACTATTATAAGGATAGCCAAGATCGCATTCGCGTTCTTACGGAGAACTCAGCAAAACTGGAGACGGCGAAACAGCTTCAGGACGATACGATAAACGCCATGATTGAAGATCGTGAAAGGTTTGAGAAATTGACCAAGGGCCTTCAATCTAAACTCAACGCGGCAAACGCCTACAAGGATGTCTTGATAAACAAGCTACGTAAGCACGATCTTGCTAAGTTAAGCCTCAAGAAACCCCTGCTGGTAGAAAAGAAGATTAACAATGGAACAAGTAAGCTGTTTAAGTCTCTGGAGGCTATTTCTGGCGCTCCCGCTTCTGCCGTTACTAAGTAGCTGCGCGGAGTTTAAGAAGGTACTTCCCGTTGAGATTAAAACGGTAGAGGTTGAGAGAAAGATACCGACTCAAAGTCGTCCTCGTCCTGTATCGTTAAACAAGATACATTTCTATGTTGTTACGGAAGACACATTTGCATCTTTCAAGCAGCGTTTTGAGAAAGAAAACGGAGATCTGTTGTTCTACGCAATAAGTGTTAGGGACTACGAGACGCTTGCTTTGAACATGGCTGAGATAAAACGGTTTATTGAGCAGCAGAAACAGCTTATAGTTTATTATGAAAAAGCGGTGGCTCCGAAACCCAAGGCAATCGAAAAAGTTGGCAAGTAATGGCTCCAAAAAAAGAAAAGACTATCCGTCGGACTACGAAGGGTAAGAGCGCTAACTACCGGAAAACCAGCAAAGGTGCTGGCATGACAAAGAAGGGTGTGGCGGCGTATAGAAAAGCCAACCCCGGTTCTAAGCTTAAAACAGCGGTTACGGGCAAAGTCAAAAAAGGTAGCGCGGCTGCTAAACGACGCAAGAGCTATTGTGCAAGATCTCTAGGTCAGTTAAAGAGAAGTTCTGCAAAGACTCGAAACGATCCAAATTCCCGTATAAGACAAGCTAGACGCCGTTGGAAATGCTAAAGGAGAAATGTGATGGCTAAAAAAGTTGTTAAGAAGCGCGGCGGCGGCATGATGAAGAAAAAGGGTTATGCTCGCGGTGGAGTCGTTAAGAAGCGCGGCGGCGGCATGATGAAGAAAAAGGGTTATGCTCGCGGTGGAGCGGTGAAGCGTAAAAAATAAGCTGAATGCCCTATCTTCAAAGCAACATCCCGCATTTTCATTGCTGGGTGCGAAAAGAGTTTACGCATAACCACCAGAAGTACCATGGAGAGTTTATCCATGCCATGGCTATTGCAATAACGACGGTTCCGGATCGTTCTCTAAGTTTTCAGCTAATCTTCACGGGTTGTGAAAGTGACGATTCAGATGAAGAGAACCTTCATGGTGGCGCTATGTGGGCGAGGATGCCTATAACCGCTCTGGTTGCGGACACTCCGTTAGAGGACTGGCCTGAACGCATGGTTTCTCACCACGCGCAGCCCTGGGATTGTAGTTCTCACCACCACTCTGTAATTAAATACGACCGGACAAGTTCTAGTCCGTGGGTTTGCAAGATTGATGGAGACTTTTATACCGGTAAGTACATGTTCACTGTTGATTACACCGAATCTTCCATAGCGGATGATCCCGCACAGCATAAGCAGAGCCACGTTATTGAGTTAACAGACGCAGGTCCGTGGACCGGTAATATAGTGGCGTTACCCAATAACCGGGTCCGAGCCACAAGCCCCGCTTTGTGGGAAACTGGAGAAGGAGCACCAGACTTTAAGCCTAGCCAGTGGATGCACAACGCTGAATCTGATGAAAGCTACATGGATCCTTCCGTAACCTTTGATAATCTGTATAATAAAGACGACAAAGGACGGAAAAATGCCAAAACTAGGTAAACTTAGCTACTACCGAAAAGGTGGTGCCGCGAGTTCTAAGAGTAAGGGCAGTAAGATATGCCCTGAAGGGAAAGCGTGGGCGAAGAGAACTTTTGACACCTATCCATCTGCCTATGCTAACTTGGCAGCTTCCAAGTATTGTAAAGACCCCAACTACGCCAAGAAGTCCAAGGGCGGCAAGAGAAAAGGCCGTTAAATGGGTGCGCTAAAAGATTGGGTTAAACAGGATTGGGTTCGGATCGGATCTGACGGGGCTGTTAAAGGCAAGTGCGGCACCTCTAAGGATAAAAAAAACCCTGACCGCTGTCTGCCTCGGTCAAAAGCCAATAGTCTATCCAAAAGCCAACGCGCCTCTACGGCAAAGAAAAAGAAAAAAGAGGGTGCTAAAGGAAAAACAGTTGTAGCCAACACAAAGGCTGCGAAGGTACGAAATGCTCGTGACGGTGGGTATTTTACGAAAGGCTGTGGTGCAATGATGTCGGGACGCCGAAAACAGTACACGAATTATTAACAGGCTCCAAGGATATTTTATGGACGGAATAAGCCTCGCGGAGCATCTTCTTAAAACCATAGAAGAACGTAGAAACCGTATAACAGAACTTATGTCTGCTGGTTCCGCAAAAGATTTTGAAGAATACAAACAACTTGTTGGCAACATCGAGTCTTTAGACTATATAGGACAAGAGTTGAGAGAAATCTTAGAAAAGGCGGATTAATGTCTGAAAAGTCTGAAGTTGATAATCTTGTTTCTATTAAAGATGCGTATGTTAAACCCGAAGAACGGGTGCTAGATCCAACTAAAATTACTAAAGAAACAATGTCGCGCTTGCCGAATCCCACTGGATGGCGTCTTTTGATACTTCCCTTTGCGGGAAAAGGAAGAACCGAAGGTGGAGTGATTTTGCCGGATTCGGTGGTGGACCGAGAATCTGTCGGTACTGTTTGCGGTTACGTTTTGAAGACAGGACCGCTCGCTTATGATGACAAGTCAAAGTTTCCTAGCGGCGCGTGGTGTAAAGAGGGGGACTGGATAATTTTTGGTAGATATGCGGGCGCTCGTTTTAAAATAGACGGAGGCGAAGTGCGTGTTTTGAATGACGATGAGGTCATAGCCGTTATACAGGATCCGGAAGATATCCTGCATTATTAACATGGAGAAATGCCATGCCAGAAACTAACGAAGAAGAGTTAATTGTCGATATCCCTAATTCGGGAAGCCAGGTCGATGTTGAGATAGACGCCTCCTCTGAAACAGAAGAACCAGGAGAACTGGAAGAATCTTCTGAGGAGCACGAGAACTACAGTAAGAATGTCAAAAAGCGTATAGACAAGCTCACTAAAAAAGCTCGTGAAGCGGAGCGTCAGCAAGAAGCAGCTATTGCGTATGCAAAAAACATCCAAGCTGAGAACAACCAGCTTAAAAACCGTGTGCAAAACCTAGACCAAGGTTATGTGGCGGAATATGGAGACAGAGTTGCTACGCAATCAGAAGCACTGGCTAAAGACCTAGAGACTGCTATAGCGACTAGCGACACCGCCGCTCAAGTAGAGCTTAACCAGAAGATGGCACAGCTAGCTATTGAAGAAGAACGTGTAAAGAACGCAAAACAACAGCAAGCACAACAGTACCAACAAGCACCACAGTACCAGCAAGCACCACAGTACCAACAAGCACCACAGCCTGCCCAAACCCCCTCAAGACCTGATCCTGAAGCGGTTGCGTGGGCCGACCGAAACGAGTGGTTCGGTGAAGACGAGGCTATGACCTTTGCCGCTTTTGGTATTCACAAAAAACTTGTGGAGGAAGAAGGCTTTGACACAGAGTCTTCTGAGTACTACGATGAAGTGGACTCTAGAATAAGAGAGGCGTTTCCACATAAATTTGATGGGAACGTTTCTTATACAGCTAGCCGACGACCTCAACAGGCCGTTGCTTCTGCCACTCGTTCCGGATCTTCCGGGCGCAAAACAGTTAGGCTATCTCCGAGCGAAGTTGCTATTGCAAAAAAACTTGGGGTTCCTCTGGATCAGTACGCGAAACACAAACGCTAGGAGAGTGTAATGTCTGAAGAAAAACTTGATCGGTCTCCCCGCGCCTCTAAGACCCGAACGGCAAAACCCCGTAGGCAACCTTGGAGACCCCCATCCTTGTTGGATGCACCCGACCCGCCAGAAGGCTATGTCCACAGGTGGATTCGCTCCGAAGTTCGAGGCTTTGACGACCGTAAAAACATATCTGCCCGCCTTAGAGAAGGGTGGGAGTTGGTACGGAAAGAAGAGTACCCGGATTTTGAAGCACCCACATTGGATACTGGCAAATACGAAGGAGTATTTGGCGTGGGCGGCTTGTTGCTGGCTCGTATTCCATTGGAAATTGTTGACGAGCGTAATTCGTATTTCAATCAAATGAGTGATGATGCGATGCAGGCTGTAGACAACGATCTTATGAAAGAGACCCAGCATCATTCGATGGCGATTCAGAAACCTGAACGCCAATCGCGTGTTACTTTTGGAGGCCCTAAAGTCGAATGACTTGGGGACTACTGTTTTAACCCCATTGCTTTAAGGAGCATGAGAAATGGCAAACACGAACGGAAGCTTTGGCCTCCGTCCGCTCAGTAAACTGGGCGGTGGAGCCAATTCCACTGGTCTTACGGGTTATACTCCTTATGAAATCGCTAACGGTAACACTGACAAAATCTACCACGGTCAAGTTGTAATCCCCCTTGCTTCGGGATTTATTGACCACACCGCTAATGCGGCTGGTGGTTCTGTCAGTCACCTAGGCGTTTTTCAAGGTTGTGAGTATGTCTCTAGCACCACTGGAAAACCAACTTGGAGTAACTACTGGCCTGGGTCCGGAGCGGACAGCAACCATCCAGTAAAAGCCTTCATCAACGATGACCCTAATCAGTTGTATGTAATTGCAACGGATGCGTCGATAACTAGCAAAGCAAATGCTCGTGCAAGCGTGTTTTTGAACGCTAGTTTGTCCACGGGTATCACAGGTAGTGATACTTCTGGCGTTTCCTATGGTCGTCTCGCCGTCAGCACTCTAGCCACCACAAACAGCCTTACTCTGCGGTTGATGGGTTGGCTGGAAGATTCTATGAACGAGGATTTTGCTGCTGCTGGCATTCCTGCAATAGTCCGGTTGAACAACCCGTTCAATGCCCCGGTTGGGTCCATTGCTGCGGGCACACCTTCAACCACTGGCGTATAGGAGGGTTTAAAAAATGGCTATTAGTAGAGCACAACTCGTAAAGGAGTTGGAACCCGGCCTGAACGCATTGTTCGGAATGGAGTACGATCAATATGATCGTGAGCACGAAGAGATCTTCACTATGGAGACTTCGGATCGTGCTTTTGAAGAGGAAGTGATGCTCAGTGGTTTTGGAGCAGCACCGACTAAGGGTGAAGGAAGTGCCGTATCTTTCGACGACGCGCAGGAAGCATACACTGCTCGTTACACGATGGAGACTATCGCGCTTGCTTTCTCGATTACGGAAGAAGCGGTTGAGGATAACCTCTATGATCGGCTCGCAAGCCGGTATACGAGGGCTCTCGCCCGTAGCATGAGTCAAACAAAACAAGTTAAAGCCGCTTCGGTTCTTAACAATGCGTTTGACAGCACCTTTACAGGTGGAGATGGCGTAGAGCTATGTTCTACGGCACATCCTCTTGTCAACGGCAACACTTTCCGTAACGAGCTTACTACAGCGGCAGATCTTAACGAGACAAGCCTTGAGCAGTCTCTGATTGACATTGCTAGTTTTGTAGATGAGCGCGGCCTCAAAGTAGCTGTTCGCGGCATGAAACTGATTATTCCAAAAGAACTTCAGTTCACTGCGGATCGTCTTCTTGAGTCCACTCTTCGGCCCGGTAGTGCGGATAATGACGTAAACGCCATCAGGAACATGGGAATGCTTCCTGAAGGTTACGCCGTTAACCACTTCCTCAACGACACGGATGCGTTCTTCATCATTACAGATGCGCCAAACGGCATGAAAGGTTTTAACCGGACAGCCGTGCGGACTTCTATGGAAGGCGACTTCGACACAGGTAACGTGCGGTATAAGGCTCGCGAACGCTATGCGTTCGGGTTCTCTGATCCACGCGGCATCTTCGGGTCTCCCGGAGCGGCATAAGATTACGGGGGAGAGGAAACTCTCCCCCAACTTATTTCTGGGAATCATAGCCCTAGCGACTGTCCCAGCAGACGCTTACAAAGACTCTAGGGCACACTCTTGTAAGGAGAACCCAAATGGCTAATACGACTTTTAACGGT